TAAGTCAGGTTCTGATGCAAAAAAAATGTTTACAGATAAGGTTGTACCTATTGTTAGAAATTATCCCTTCTTTTTTAAACCTGTACAGGATGGTATGGACAAACCTAAAACAGAGTTAGCTTTTAGAATTCCTGCATCCAAGATTACTAAAAAGAATATGTATAATGTTGATAATGAAGAGATGGAAGGCTTGGACACCACCATTGACTGGAAGAATACAGATGATAACTCTTATGATGGTGAAAAGTTACTTTTACTAGCACATGATGAAAGTGGTAAATGGCTAAAGCCAAACAATATACTAAATAATTATCGTGTTACCAAGACATGTTTAAGACTGGGTAGAAGAATTATTGGGAAGTGCATGATGGGTTCAACATCAAATGCACTAAACAAGGGTGGTGAAGAGTTTAAAAAGCTTTACTATGATTCTAATCCTAATAACAGAAGTAACAATGGTCAAACCAAAAGTGGGTTGTATTCTTTGTTTATACCAATGGAGTGGAACTTTGAGGGATACATTGATGAGCATGGGATGCCTATGGAAGATGTTGTTGATTACTGGAACAATGAAGTTGAGAGTTTAAAAAATGACGCTGACGCATTAAATGAGTTTTATAGACAGTTTCCTAGAACTGAGTCACATGCATTTAGAGATGAAAGCAAGCAGTCTTTATTTAACCTTACACGAATATATCAGCAGATTGATTACAATGATTCACTTATAAAAGAACATCACTTAACTAGAGGATCATTTTCTTGGAAAAACGGAATTAAAGATACTGAGGTTATATGGACTCCAAATACTAGGGGAAGATTTTTAGTAAGTTGGATACCAAAAAAGAACATGCAGAATAGATACAAGAAAAACCATAAAGGAAATTTTTTTCCTGCAAACGAGCATCTTGGTGCTTTTGGTTGTGATAGTTATGACATATCTGGAACTGTTGGAGGTGGAGCATCTAATGGTGCTTTGCATGGAATCACAAAGTTTAACATGGATGATGCTCCTAGTAATCAGTTTTTTTTAGAGTACGTGGCTAGACCTCAAACTGCAGAAATATTTTTTGAGGAAGTGCTAATGGCTTGTGTGTTTTATGGAATGCCTATATTAGTAGAAAACAATAAACCTCGTTTACTGTATCATTTTAAAAATAGAGGCTATAGAGGCTTTAGTATTAATCGACCAGACAAACTCAAACACAAGCTCTCTAAGACAGAGAAAGAACTTGGGGGGATACCTAACTCAAGTGAAGCAGTAAAGCAGGCTCACGCAGCAGCTATTGAGTCTCATATTGAATCTCACGTAGGATTAATAGGTCCAGATGAAATGGGATATATGCCTTTTAGTAGAACTTTAGAGGACTGGGCAAAGTTTGATATAAGCAATAGAACCAAGTTTGATGCCTCTATTAGCTCAGGTTTAGCAATAATGGCTTGTCAAAGACACCTCTATCAACCTGTAAAAAAACAATCAAATATTATTGTTAACTTTGCTAGGTACAACAACAAAGGAAGTCGTAGTGAAATAATAAGATAAATGAAAGACGTAAAAATAAATGTTTCTTCTGTGGGGTTTCCGAGTCAGTTTGTTTCTGATACTGAAAAAGCTTCAGAGGAATTTGGATTACAAATAGGTCAGGCTATTCAGTACGAGTGGTTTAAGAAAGATGGCAACCAATGCAGATACTATAATCAGTGGAGGGATTTTTACAGACTTCGTCTTTATGCTAGAGGTGAGCAGTCAGTTGCTAAGTATAAAAATGAATTAGCAGTTGATGGTGATTTAAGTTATCTAAACTTGGATTGGACACCAGTACCAATTATTCCAAAATTTGTAGATGTTGTTGTAAACGGAATGAATGACAGGTTGTTTGATGTAAAGGCATATGCAGAAGACGCAATGTCACAAGCTCAAAGAAGTAAGTATCAAGACATGATACAAGGTCAGGCTGCAGCAAAAGACATATTGCAAATTGTTCAAAAAGAAACAGGAGCTGATCCTTTTATAATGAATCCTGATGACCTTCCTCAAACTGATGAGGAGTTGAACTTATATATGCAGCTTAAATATAAGCCTGCCATAGAGATTGCTGAAGAGGAAGCTATTAATACTATTTTTGCAGAAAACCATTACAACGATATTAGAAAAAGAGTTGACTATGATTTAACTGTTTTAGGTATTGGTTGTACAAAGCATGAGTTTTTGCCAGGAGCAGGTGTTGAAATTAAATATGTAGACCCTGCAAATATTGTCTACAGTTATACAGAAGACCCACACTTTAAAGACTGTTTCTATTGGGGTGAAATAAAAACACTTCCAATTACCGAGTTAATGAAAATTGACCAGTCTTTAACCAAAGACCATTTAGAGGAAATATCAAAGTATTCTCAGAGTTGGTATGATTATTATAACGTGGCTCAGTTTTATGAGAATGACATCTTTTATAGAGACACCGTTACATTAATGTATTTTAATTATAAGACCACTAAAAAAGTAGTTTATAAAAAGAAGATACTAGAAAATGGAGGAACAAAGGTTATAGAAAAAGATGATCAATTCAATCCACCAGTCGAAATGATGGAGGAGGGAAGGTTTGAAAAGATGGAAAAAACCATTGATGTATGGTATGAGGGTATTATGGTTATGGGAACAAATATTCTTTTAAAGTGGGAACTTGCTGAGAATATGGTAAGACCAAAATCAGCTCAACAACACGCATTACCAAACTATGTAGCAGTAGCTCCTAGAATGTATAAAGGGGTTATTGAGTCTTTAACTAGGCGTATGATTCCATTTGCAGACCTAATACAAATAACTCACTTAAAACTGCAACAAGTTATTTCAAGAGTAGTACCTGATGGTGTGTATATTGATGCTGATGGATTGAATGAAGTAGACCTAGGTACAGGAAACGCTTATAATCCAGAAGATGCCTTACGATTATATTTCCAAACAGGTTCTGTTATTGGTAGAAGTTATACTCAAGATGGAGACTATAATCAAGGAAAGATTCCAATTAAAGAACTACAGTCAAGTTCTGGTGCAAGTAAAACACAGATGTTGATTTCCAATTATAACCACTACTTAGGAATGATTAGGCAGGTTACAGGATTAAATGAAGCTAGAGACGCATCTACTCCTGATCCTAATTCATTGGTTGGTTTACAGAAGTTGGCAGCATTAAATTCTAATGTTGCGACTAGGCATATACTTGAAGGCTCTTTGTATGTATATAGAAGTTTAGCTGAAGCAATTACTTACAGGGTAGCTGATATATTACAGTATGCAGATTTTAAAGATGATTTTGCAAATGCTATAGGAAAGTATAATGTTAGTATTCTTAATCAGATAAAAGACTTATACATCTATGACTTTGGTATTTTTATTGAAATAGCTCCAGATGAAGAGCAAAAAGCTCAACTTGAAGCGAATATACAAATGGCATTGTCCAAGGGAGATATTAACCTAGAAGATGCTATCGATATACGAGAAATTAAAAACATCAAGCTTGCTAATCAATTACTTAAAGTAAAACGTAAAGCACTACAAGAGCAGCAGCAACAACAAGCAATGCAAGCTCAGGCAATGCAAGCTCAACAGGCATTAAAGTCTCAAGAGATGAAGCAGCAAATGACAATGCAAGCTCAACAGGCTGAGATGCAAGGCAAGATGCAGTTAAAACAGGCTGAGATAGCTTTTGAGATTGAAAAGCAAAATAATGAGGCTATGCTTAAAAGTAAGTTAATGCAGGAAGAGTTTAACTACAACTTACAATTAAGAGATATGGAATCTCAAGCGTTATCTCAAAGAGAGACTCAAAGAGAGGGTGCAAAGTCTGCTAGAATATCTCAAGCTAATCAAGAACAGTCAAGATTAATTAATCAAAGAAAAAATAATTTACCACCTCAGCGTTTTGAATCTAATGAAGACAGTCTTGATGGATTTGATTTATCTGAGTTTAACCCTAGATAGTGTCTAAAAACGGTATTATTTTTTTCTTATATTTGTAGTAATTAAATTTAATCATATGGAATTCACAGTAAAAGAAGTAAAAGTAGGCGAGGAAAAATCAGTTCAACAGGTAGAACAAGAGCTTTTAGATAAGCATGAAGAAAAGATTAATGATGATCAACCAAAAGCTCAAGAGCCAAAAGCTGAAGAGCAAAAAGCTGAAGAGCCAAAAGCTGAATTAAACGAGAAAGACGTTCTTTCATATATTGGGAAAAGATATAATAAAGAAATTAATTCATTTGATGAGTTAATGAGTCAGCGAGAAACTCAGGAAGAATTACCTGAAGATGTCGCTGCTTACTTTAAATATAAAAAAGACACAGGTAGAGGTATTAAAGATTTTGTAGAGTTACAAAAAGACTTTGATGAATCTAATCCTGATTCTTTACTTAAAGATTATTTACGTGCTACTGAGGATGGTCTTGATGAGGAGGATATTGAAACCTTAATGGATGATTATTCTTTTGATGAAGATTTAGATGATGAGGGTGACATAAAGAAAATTAAGTTAAAGAAGAAAAAAGCTATTGCTAAGGCAAAAGATTACTTTAAAGAAATGCAAGAGAAGTACAAGCAACCACTTGAGTCAAGGGGAACGCAAGCTTCAAATGTTTCTGAAAAAGAAATGGAAGGCTATAAGCAATACATCGCAGACGCAAAGTCTTATGAAGAAGAGACTGCTAGAAAGAAAGAGTTTTATGACTCTAAGACGTTAGAAGTATTTACACCTGAGTTCAAAGGTTTTGAGTTCAATATAGGTGAAGAAACCATAACGTATTCTCCAAGTAGTTTAGAAGATTTAAAAAAGAGTGCATTAAATCCAGGTAGTTGGGCAACCAAGTATTTAGATGATAGTGGTCTTTTAAAAGATTCTAAAGGTTTTCATAGGAGTGTAGCAATTGCACAGAATCCTGAAAAGTT